TGGAAGAAATTTTGCGGAGCGTTCAAAAAAACCCGAGAACAACAGTTGCAAGCGGAACGGCCAGGGGAAAAGATTTTTTGGCCGCGGTTGCTGCAATTTGCTTTATGTATCTAACCCCGGAATTTAACGCAAAGGGCGAATTGACCGCAAACACAAAGGTTGCATTAACGGCGCCAACGGATCGACAGGTAAAAAATATTATGATGCCCGAAATTTCGCGTTTGTTCAATAAGGCTAAAAAAAAGGGTATTGCGTTGCCAGGCCGTTTAAATGTTTACGATATCCGTACGCAGTTTGAAGAATGGTTTTTAACCGGATTTAAGGCCGACGAGCACCAACACGAGGCTTGGAGCGGATTCCACGCCGTAAACACGATGTTTGTAATTACCGAGGCATCCGGAATCTCTGATGATACTTTTGGGGCTATTGAGGGTAATTTACAGGGTAATAGCCGTATTTTATTGGTATTCAATCCAAACGTTACGGTTGGTTATGCCGCAAAAAGCCAACGCGGCGAAAGATGGAAAAAATTTAGGCTTAATTCTTTGACAGCTCCAAACGTTAAGTTTAAAAAACAGATCATTCCGGGCCAGGTAGATCATGTTTGGATAGAAGATAAAATTTCGGAGTGGTGCACGCCTATACGCCCCGATGAGGCAACGGTTGAGGAGGATGATTTTCAGTACCCCGAGGGATCCGGCCAATGGTATAGACCGGAGGACATTTTTAGAATTAAGGTTTTGGGTAAGTTCCCGAAAATATCGGAGGACTCATTAATTCCGTTGCAATGGATCGAATTAGCACAAAAACGTTGGTTGGATTTTCACGGCGAAAACGGGCAAAACCTGGATTATGCAAACGAGGATTTGAGATTAGGGGTTGACGTTGCCGGGATGGGCCGCGATAGTTCCGTTTTCTGTTATAGGTTTGGAAATATCGTAAGGGATTTTTACAAGACAAACTCCGGAGGCCGAGCGGATCACATGCAGATCGTGGGCCGTATTGTTAACGAATTTAACGTGCATCATTCAGCAATTGCGATTATTGATACTATCGGAGAGGGTGCCGGGGTTTATTCCCGTTTGGTTGAGCTAGGCCAGGAAACGGAAAACGAGCATTTGGAGGGGCGGGCATTTAGCTGTAAATACAGTTCAAAGCCCGTAGACAACAATGAAAACCCTTTGACCGATATAACAGGCGAATACCATTTCGAAAACAAAAGGGCATATCTTTTTTGGGCGGTCCGCGATTGGCTCAACCCAAAGAACGAAAGCGGCGCAATGTTGCCCCCTGGAAATGATTTTTCAGATGAAGCAATAGAAATTAAGTATTTTTGGAAATCAAACGGTAAAATAATGATCGAGCCAAAAGAAGAAATTAAAAAAAGATTGGGCAGAAGTACGGATTTATTCGATAGTTTAGCAAATACGTTTGATGATGTGTATTTTAGCCCTTACAGGGATTTATCCGCTTTTATTTAGATAATTATATGAAAATTGTTGATGTTGCAAAATTAACGGTAGAGGAGGGCAAAGAGCCGGAAGTTTACCAAATCATTAAGGCGCTTAAAAAACGCAGCTTTACCGAAACCCCGCTAAAGGATATTCTAAAAGAGATCAATATTGATCTACACGATATTATGAATCCGGCGTTACGCCCCGATAAAAAAATATATAAGCCCAGGAAAGCCACAAAGGGCAAACCGTATGCCGGCAACATCAAAAGCGAAACAACCGACGATGAGGGCGAATTGGTAAGGATCGAAAAAACAAACCGTATCTGTTTATCATTCCAGGAATTAATTTGTAACAAAAGAGTTTCTTTTTGTTTGGCAAATCCCGCAAAACGAGAATATAAGGGGTTGAAGAAAAAAGAGGTAAATCCGTTGTTTGATGATTTGGAATACGCAAACGAAAGGATCATGTTTGACAACAAGATTGCAACGCATGACCGAGAAGTCGCCCGAAATATTTTTACCTATACCGAGGTAGCCGAATACGCATATTTGAAGGAATCGGAAACGGCGACGGACCATTACGGATTCCCCTCTAAATACAAAATAAAATATTCTTTGTTCACCAGGGAAAACGGAGAAAAGTTTTACCCTATTAAGAACGATTTGGGCGATATGATCTGTTTTGCCCGCGAGTATAAACAGATGGAAAAGGGGCGCCAAATTACCTATCTACAGGCTTTTACCGATGAGGAAATAGCAATTTACAAACAGACGGGCGCGTATAATTGGACGCAGATATCAAACGTACCGCATACCCTGGGAAAAATACCTATTGTTTTTGGTTGGCAGCGTTTCCCGGAATACCGCAGCGCATCCACGGCAATTGCCCGTTTGGAGGTTATTTTGTCAAACCATGCCGAGGTAAACGATTACCACGCAGCGCCAAAGATCCTTTTAACACACGCCGAAAATATAACCGGATTCGGGGAAAAAGGGAGCTCTTCAATGGTTATACAGGCCAAAGGCGAGGCGGAAATGAAATATGTTACCTGGGAGCATTCAACCGACAGCGTAAAGGCCGAAATTGATCGTTTGTTAGAAATGATCTACACATTAACCCAAACGCCAAACATTAATTTCGATAACCTAAAAGGGATGGGCGCCGTTTCGGGCGTTTCTATCAAACTTTTATTTTTGGATGCACATTTAGCCGTTAAGGACAAAGAGGGCGTTTTATTAGACTTTTTTCAACGCAGGAACTCAATAAATTTGGCCTATCTAAAAAAGATAGAACCAAAATTTGCGCCAATTGTTGATAGAGTTGAGATAAACAGCTATTTAGATCCATTTATGATTGCCGACGATAAGGAAAATGCAGAAATTGCACAGATCGAAAACGGAGGTTTAGCGACTAAATCACAAAAAACAACGGTTATGCAAGCGGGCGGAGATTCCGAGGAATACGAACAAATTTTGGCGGAGGAAAAAACGCGAAAAATAGTTGACATTACCGAACCTACATTTTAATTTTTTTAATTTAATTTATAATAAAATGGCTAAGAGCAAAACAACAGAAAATGAAAAACCATTGGTTTTTTTCAGAGATTTTTTAACTGATGATCAGTTGAACAACCCAAAAGATCCAATTACCTACACAATGCACCGCAACCAGGTAACGGCGCCGGACCATTTGGATAGATTTAAAAAAGAGGCAAAAGCGGCACCGGCAACCGAGCAGGAAACCGAAACCGTTTAATTTTCAACTAAAAAAACTTAGATAATGACAAAAGCAAAAGGGGCGGCGGCACCGAAAACGACGCCAACGCCAAACATGGATAAACAGGGTATTGACAGCAACGCCGGCCAACCTCAAACAAATAGCCCGGGCGGCGAATTGGATAAGCAAGAGGCGGCGGAAAATAGCCCAGGAGCTAAAGCAGGGATCCCGACCGATGGAGAAGGAGCAACCGGCACCAACGGCGGCCCTGGGGATCCCGGATCTTTGGAAAATCCGAACGATGAAAAAGCAAAAGAGGTAATTCCCGGCACAACATTAACCGAGGAAAAAACCGAGGCTTTGGCCGATGAAGTAAACCCGGAAAACAAAAATGATGTTGTTGATTTGGGCGATGGCAGATTTGCGCTTTTGGGCGTTCATTTCTTTAAGGAGGAATTGGACAACCTTTTAAACCTGGGTTTGTTGGTTGATGGAAAATTGAATGTTGAAGAGGGCACAAAGGTTGAGGAACTAAAGTTGGTAACTGCGAGAGATTTGGAAACTTACCACGAGCTTGAAAAAGCCGGCGTAACTACTGCAGACACCAGGAAAGCAGCCGTTGAAAAATTGGAGGTTTACCAAAATGCAGATAAACAAAATGATTTAGATGTAACTAAAACGCCAGGGCCGGACAGCAAGGAAACCAACCAAACGCCGCCGCCGCAGGATCCGCCAAAACCTGGATCAGATAAAAAGCTATACCACGGCGATTTTTTAAATGAGCAGCAATTAAACGAGCGCGTACCGGTTACTTATGATTGGACCGAGGTAACAGCCCCGGAGCATGAGCAGTATAGACCAACCGCCGAATAAGTTATGTAAAATTACATAATCACATAAAAAAACCCGCTTTGTTAATCAACAGCGGGTTTTTTGTTTTGCATAATCACATAAGATTTATTTATAGTTGAACAAATCCGCCGCCTCTATGCAACTCCTCAACTATCGAATGATCCGCAATAAATACGACTTGATCCCGGCCGTATATTTTGCACAAAATCAGTTCTTTTGCCGGATCGTTCGGGGGAGTATCTGTTTTCGTAAACATTACGCCGCCAAAAATGAATAAACCGTTTACACTTACTTTTTTTAATGTTGTTTCCTTTGCCATGATTTTTTAGTTATTAATTTAAACCTAATTCGATTTTTAAAAGTTCTGTTTTCATTACCGGACATTTATAGTTTTCTTGCGCCTTATCAAAGTTTTCAAATTGTTTACCGGCAGTTTTGTAAGGGTTGTTTGTTTCTTTGCGGATCATTATATAATTGATAGATCCCGAAACGATAAGAACCGAAAAAATGTTGCCTTTTACTGTAATTTCTTTTGTTGTGTAAGTTGAATTTTGCATGATCTTATTTATTTAAAACGATTTGAGAATATTTTTTGGCAAGGCTAACAGCCTCGTTTTTTCTACCATACAAAGTAGAGGTAATTAATCCGTTATCAGTAGCGGCAGCAAAAAACACTCTTTTAGTTCCTTTTTTGTGTGCCTTAACGATGTTAAGAACAATTGATTTAGAACCCTTAACGTATTTTATAACCTCGTTAAGTTCATAGCTATATTTAGTGCTTTTTTCGTTTAGTGTTTGAGCTATTGTTTGCATGATCTTTATTTTTTAATTCCCTTTTGTTAAAACAAAGATAAAATATTATTTCAATATAATGAAATAAATATGCAATTATTTTAAAATAAATTTCAAATAAAAATTTTGATTTGAATTTAATATGTTGTTACTTTGGAAATCACTAACAACAATTAAAATGAAATTCGATTACATCAAGGAAACGGACCGAAAAGGAACCGACATTATCGAGGGCACAAAAAAGCCCGGAAACGTTTTTAGCGTTAATAAATTTATTTGCAGAGTTCAGCCCCAGGAAACCGAAAAGGAAACCCAGGAATTGGCGGATTGGATCATTAAAAAATTGGAGGCTTAGAAATGATTAAAAAGTTAGATCTAGAAAAGATTGAAAGCGTTTTAGATAGCTACACGAAGTTAAAAACGGAATTAGACGCCGTACAATCAAAGGTTAAATTAAGTGAGCCACAACCGCCGGAAATCGTGGAAACAGCGCAGCAATGGGATGATTACGTTAAGGCTTTAAATAAATGGCAGGATCAAAAGAATGTAACTTTCAATAGTTTACAATCAAAGGTAAAAACCGAAAAGCAATTACATAAACAGCTAATTGAGCTAGTGCCGCCAAATACATGGATTAAAGTTTCGGGCGATCGCTACATTGGTTATAATACCGATAGTTGGCCAGGTTATCAACCAACTTTGTTAATTGTCGGAAAAGAGGAAAAGAAACCGGTTTTAAAACATGTAAATAGTTAGTTATGGGTATGTTTTTTAATTACGACGGCGGCAAAAATAGGCATTCACTTATGGGGATGCCGGTTGAAAACCAAAAAGGCGAAGTTTTGGGATATAGGCCGCACGTTTCCAGGGCTCCAAAAGATGAAAGCGGATTTGTTGAGGTTGTTAGCGATAGGTACCCGCAAATAAAATGGCAGGTTTACGAAACCGCTATTTTGGCCAGGGAGGCCGGGCAAAAGTTTTTTATTTCCCTGGAATACAAGCCCGAAAACGAAATTATTTTAGAAAATCTAAAACCGGATCATTTGGCAGCTTTAGCGGCCGAACCCTGGGAAAAGATAAACAAAGAGTTGGCCGAAAGCGGAGGCGTAAACCCAACCGCTTACAAATACGGTTTTTTGGCAGGGTTTAAGTTGTTTAAAAAGTTAAAAGTTTTGTTGTAATGGCGAATTATTTTCAAACGGACGACCGGGACGATTATTTATCTCAATTCGATAATAAGCGGGCGCCCACAAACGTAACTGTTATAGATCCAATTGGTAACACGATATTTAAAAGCGTCCCAACCTGGAAAGTTAGAGCATATTATAAAAAAATGTATTGCAAGCCAGGCGAAAACGGGAAAAAGGTTTGGCGGGAAAAATTAACAGAGTTGGGTTTTTTGATAAGAAAAGGGTAATATAATGGCAAAAAACGGGCGTTTAAAACTCCATTTGTGGAAGTGTTGCCGCGAAATCAGAATCCAAAGCGGAGGCATGAAGTTAGACGGCATTTATTCGGGTTACAATACATTAACCGGCATGCACGAAACATGGAAAGTGCATACAAATAAACAAAGATCCAAATAAACACATTTTAGAAAAAATTAATCATTAGTTATGGCAGGAAATAGCGATAAAAGCGAAAACACATTTATTTTATTACTAATACTTTTATCATTGGTTGTGTGTTGTAACCGCCTGGGCGATATAAGCGAAAATGCGGATAAATTAAATAATGTAAAAGAAATTAAATTTTAACATGAATTTTAACCCGCCTAACTCCTTTGATTGCGCAAAATATCGAATTAATAAGCTAATTGAGGAAAAAATAAAGGATGCAAAAATTAAACTCAATTGCAGGGTTTACAATTTTGAACGCGCATTGGAACGCCAATTAATAACTTTAATTTATAAAAATGAAAATTAGCCCAATAGATCCGTTTGATGATTTTTTTATTGCTCATGTTAATTTGACTAATAAAATAACGGTTGATGTTTTAGAAATGGATTCGCGCCTGGATTGGCTTTTGTTTAATCTCGATTGCAAATTAGTTTCGCAAATGTTGGATCTTAAATTTGGGCCAGGGTACCGGGATAAGTTTTTGGCTAACATTTTAAAACAGATCGGGGGCGAATAATGACCGACGCCGAAAACGATCTGCAGCAACTCCGGGCGTTTTATGATGCCTTTGATAAGTTGGCCGCCCTGGAATTTAAAACGCCGCACGGCAAAGAAGCGGAGGCCACATTTAAAAGCGCCGTAAACGAAATAATTAAACCTTATTTAATAGATAAGGGCTATCAAATACATTTAGAAAATGGGGTGTAAGGAATGCAGCAAAGACGACGACGAGCCGTGTTGTAATTTTGGCGGGGTTTGTACCGCTGCAAAAACAAACTATAATATTTCTAACTGCATTCATTGCGGCGGTGAAATGCACAAAATTAAAGGTTTTTGGTATCATCATACACAAATGGATTTACCGGAAAACGAACGTTGGACCATACACGATTCAGAAAATTAAAAATTATGAGCAAAAATTTGATCATCTACACAATTTATTTTAATCCCTCGGATTACCCAGGTAAATACGTTGTAAGGGCTTACGAGATCGACGGCATAACCCCGAACGGCAAGCCACTTTCCAACCCAGGGATTTACGAAACATTGAACGCCGCACGCGATCCGTTCAAAAGAAATGGTTTAATTTGCGTTGATCGGAATATTTACGACGACGCGAATATTGTGGAGGTTTGGTTATAGTAAAAAATAATTTAAAATAAATTTCATTTTATTGAAATGTAATTGCTATGTTTGTATCAACAACAATTTAAACATTCAGAAAATGGCAAAACTTAGAAAAAACTCAAAGGAATACAAAGAGGCGTTACAATTGACAGGTTGGAACATGTACGATTTATATTATAATTTCGTACCTCAACCGGTTGAAAACTGTAATTTTCCGGATCGTATTAAAAGCATCCATTTAGAAAATGGAGTTTACACGGTTGATATTCATTCTAACCTTTGGTATAAAAAAGCAATTTAAAATATTAGCCCGCCCCGAAAATGGCGGGCTTTTTAGGTAAACAACAATTTGAATTATGACAAAATTACACTACCAGGAAAATTTGAGTTTTGCAAATTCTCAAATCCAAAAATTTAAAGATCAGATTGCCGCCGATACCCAAAAGTATATTGAAGCAAACAAACGCTTTAATATTGGCGATAAGATCGAGATTACAACGCCGGCGCATCCGTATTGGAGTCATTCGCCTTTTAGAAATTACAACCAAAGCGAACCCGACGGGATACGACCGGAGGCTAAGAGATTTGCTTTTGTTGATGGTTTTGAGGTTGATTTTAGGCAAAATATTAAATACATTTTAAGGGTTTGCAAAAAAGACGGGGGGAGATCTAAAAATAGAGATCATTATATTGATAGGGACATTTTAACACTTGCGTAATGCCAAAATCTTTAAAATACTCTGCCAGGTCGCAGGAAATGCGCACCGGTAACAACATGTTTAACCGCCGAAAAAGGGTTGTTTATATGCACCCACACGATATTGATCTGTTTTATTATTGGGGAGTTACAAATTACGGGAGGACTCCGCCTTACCGTGGCATCCCTTTAGATGATCAGACGATCAAAAAATTGGGGTTTGCGTATTATAAATTGGAAAGCGACAGAAACGGAACTTTTGTAACTTATGATTTACCTGGATTTAGAATTTTACATAATAGGGATAGAAATTTGTTTTACTTATCCTTTTTTATTAAAAATGATTTTTTAAACCATTGGATTCCGTTAAAAGAGGTTTTATTTGTTCACCAGGTGCAAAACTTAATTTTCGAGTTGAGCGGCACAATGATAAATCTAAAAAAATGATTGAGAACAAAAAAATAGATCCTGCAGAGCAAAGTTTTGTTAAGACTTTCGAAAAGACTTTTGAAAAAAACTTTAACGAAATAATGCCAGGGGTTAGGTACAGAAAAACGACTTTTGAAAAATTTAAAATCGGTTATCCGCATTTAATGGAGGCTATTTTAAAAACGGCAAAGGATATTTACAACCATAAATTATGAGCAAAATTAATATTGAATTAGAGGCGAGCCAGGTTGCTCACCTCTTTTCTTTTCTGCAAATTTTCGGTATTCCCTCAATGAAAGCAGAAAGCGAAACGGCAAACCATTTGATTGCCTTAAACGAGCTGATTAACATTAACGAGGATTTAAAGCGCCAATTTTGCGAAAAGGTAACGCCGGAGGAAAATAAAAAGATTATTAATGATAACCATTTGAGATATGGAAGTTAAACCGCACCAAATCGCCCAGGTTGCAAGGCAAATCGAAAACCTTAGCAAAGCATCAAACGAAGCTAAAAACATCTTAAAAGCTGATGATATTTGTTTTACGGGATCAATATTTAGTTATTTGTTAATTTCTAAATCGAGCATCCAGGAAAAAATAATTTATTATGACAGAATAAGGGATTTTGGCTTTGCTAAAGGCCCGTTTTTTCCTATACTATCAATTACACCTATTATAAATAACTTAAATGCACTTTAAAAATGGATAGAAAAAAAATTGCAATAATTGCATGCGGAATTAACGGAATTAGTACGCAGGTATCTAAAAGAATTGCAGAAAGCGAAATTTATGAACGTGTAAAAATAATCAGTCTATCTGATGATTTACAATTTATTGATGAAACAAATATTTCGCCTCAATTAAAACAGGAATTAGAAAATTTAGGCGCAAACGTTGGTTTATCACTTTCGGAGGTTTTGCAAAGATTAAAACAAATATCAGCTCCGCCAATTGAGATAAAAACCCACAATATTGAGGATTTTAAAAATATTGGATTAGCCGCCGAAAAATTAGACAATTACCGCCCAGGTTTTTACCCCGATGCAAAAATTGAGCAGTTCCAGGATAAAAACCCAGGCGCAAAGGTTGGCGGCCGCAAGCATAAGAAAAACCCGTTTAGAAAAGGGGGTAATAAATGGTAGAAACTCCAAATATTAACGAATTGGATCTAATAGATTTTAGAATTGTTTACCCCGATGCAATGAATCATTTTGATATTTTTCTAAATGGGTTTATTCGTAAAGAATGTATTAAAGAGCCAAAATTTGAACTTTGGCCGTTTGCTTTTCAAATGGGCTTTATTATAGAATGGTATCAGCTTGTTTTTATCGGCGGTGATTTATCCATGATTCAGTATAAAGACTTTAAAAGTCGTTTTGAATACGATTTAAAAAGGATTGACGACGCTTTAAGACAATTAAAAAAATAAATTTATGAACAACGAAAATCAAAAAGCGATCCGCGTTGATGATGCTAAAAAAAAATACAGCATCATTTACGCGGATCCGTAATTACCGCCGTGGAATTTTAAAACCTATTCGGATAAGGGCAAAGAAAAAAAGAGCGCCGAAAACCATTACCCAACAATGAATAAAAAAGCGATCCAGGAGTTAAACGTTAATTCGATAGCTGATAAAGATTGCATTCTTTTTATTTGGGTAACGTTCCCGTGCTTAATCGAGGGTTTGGAGCTGATTAAAACCTGGGGTTTTACTTACAAAACGTGCGGGTTTACCTGGGTAAAGAAAAATAAAAAAACGTGGAGCAACTTTTGGGGCCTGGGTTATTGGACGAGATCAAATGTTGAGCTTTGTTTGATAGCCACAAAAGGAAAGCCGCAAAGGGTTAGTAAATCGGTGCACCAGGTTATTGAGTCGCGTATCGGGAGGCATTCGGCCAAACCGCCGGAAACCAGGGATAAAATATTGGAACTTTGCGGCGATTTGCCGCGTATAGAGTTATTTGCCAGGGAGCGCGTTGACGGTTGGGACGCGTTCGGAAATGAAATTGAATCAGATGTAATACTATAATTATGAAAAAGGAAATTAATTATGTTTTGGGTTTTGCCTTTGAGCTAAACCGAAACTTTGTTGCTTTAATCGAAAAAAACCGGCCGGAGTTCCAAAAAGGAAAAATAAACGGTATCGGCGGAAAAATAGAGGATGCCGATTTTTTTAAAGCAGCAACGGGGCCATTTACAACGCCTCAAATCGCAATGGTCCGAGAGTTTACCGAGGAAACCGGCAAAAGAACAAAACCAAATGATTGGGATTATTTCGCAACAATGACTTTTGAAAACGATATATTGGGAGGTCGCGCGGTTGTTCATTGCCTACGGGCTTTTTTACCTACAATTAGGGATATTGAAACCACAACAGATGAAAAGGTTAATGTTTACGGATTACCTTTACTCAATCATTACCAATTATCGCCAAATTTGAAAATGCTTATCGAAATAGCTTTAAATAAAGATGTTAAAAAAGTAAATTTATTTTTATAATTATGAACGGATCGACAACACAAACGCAATACACGCTAAAATATATCCTGGAAACCGCCGAAAAAATAGGCATGGCGTTGACCGGCCCCGGCTATAACGATAAGCAGGTGCGAAACCTAAAATCAAATTATATCCACGCTATGCGCCGGGAGTTTGAAAAAACGAGCGGAAAGCAGAACTTTGAAACTGTAGAAATATTTACACTAGCTTTAATCTCTGAAATATTAACAGGCGGAGCAAATAAAACCGATTTAATGGATATATCTAAAAAACAACATTCCAATGAATAGATCACAATTTTTAGCAGCGTTCAATAAAAAAACGAAACGCGAGCAATTAAAGCTAATTGAAATTTTGGCCCAACCCTGGATCAAAAGCGAGGCGATTAAAGAAGTTCCAAAGGATATAAACGTTATATTGGATCTCCAATTTAAAAGTAAAGAGGCGGAGCGTATCGTATTGAACAAAGAAAATAGTAATTTTACACCCAAAGGCGGACCGAAAAAATCCGCATAAAATTTTTATAACAATGGATCAAAAGACTAACAACAAAAAAAGCAAAGAAATTATCTTTGAAGAGGCAAACGCGGTATTAGCAGAAAATCAACAGGATTTTAACCCGTTACCGGTAAACATTAACCCGGAATTGCCGGAGGTGCCATTTACTGCAATGTTTGTGCTTACCCCGGAACAATTGGAAATGATAAAAGCGAACGAGGGACGTTTGTATATTACACAATGTACGTACGGTAACGCTTTTCATGCAATTAGCGTGGATATAAACAAGCCGCAGAGCATGAGCACAATGAATAAGGCCGAGTTAATGGCGCATTTTAAAAAGATGCAATTAGCGCAAAAAGAGTTGGAATTAGAGCAATTGAGGAACGAGATTAAGCAGAACGATGCCGCAAAGAAAAAAGGCAGCAAAAAGCCGATAATTAAGAAATTGCCCGACAATGGCGAAAAGTTGGTAAACTAAAAAAATAAAGCCGGATCAATTATTTGTTTCGGCTTTTTAATTTATAGATAATGGCAAAGATTAAACCGTTAACGCCGGCCGAGGTTGAGCGTTTGCACCTGTTAAGAATAGAATATTACGTTTCATTTGGAAATGCCGTCTTTGAGGCTTATTTAGACGATTTAGCGCGTTTAGCTAGTGGCATAACAACCATTAACACAAAAAATGTTTTCACTTTCGATGATTACCCAGGTGCGCAAAAAAAGCTAAACGATCTTATCCGGGCCACAACGGCCAAAGCGGTTAATGTTTTAGCCCTGGGAATTGACGACTCCGTGCTGCGGGCCAACATCAAAAGCGACACTTTGTTGAATAAGGTATTCAAGGCGACAAAGATCCCAAAGGAAAAATTGGCGGAATACGCAAACCACAATTTGAGTGCTGCGGCCACACGTTCGGTAAAATCAAAACTTTCAAAACGTGTCTATAAGATAACTAAACAGTTTCAAAGAATTGCGGAGGTTGGAATCGATACCGGCATAGCGTCGGGAAAATCAGCTCGTAATTTGGCAACCGAGATCAAAAAGGCGGTAAAGGAACCGGAGTTTTCATTTAGGAGGGTAAGGAACGAAAAGGGCACTCTAAAATGGAGCAAAGCGGCCAAAAAATACGCAAAGGAGAATCCGCCAGGGACGGGAGTCTATCTCAACCCTCAAAAAAATTATGAGCGTTTGACCAGGACGGAAATAAATATGGCTTACCGTACTGCAGAGCATGAGCGTACGCAAACATTCGATTTTGTTGTAGGTATTAGGATAAATCTATCAACCAACCCCAACCATTGCCCGTTTTGCGTTTCGGTTGCCGGCGTTTATCCCGCTAATTTCCTTTTTAGGGGTTGGCACCCGCAATGCAGGTGTTACAAAACCTCTATAATAAAAACGGAAACGGAAATGGAGCGCGACAATATCCGCATATTACAGGGCAAAGAACCGTTAAAATCGTCGGAAAACCGAGTTAAAAAGCCAAACCCAGGGTTTAACAAGTGGCTAAAGGAAAACGCCGACAGGATCGAGAAAATGGAGAAAAACAAAACTTTGCCGTATTGGATCCAGGACAATTTCAAAGATGGTAAATTGGTGCCCGGCCGCATTGTTGGCGGAGTTTAGAAACAATATGTTTTTATAATTACTTTTACATAAAAATTTAATCCTTTTATTATGAAAATTAAAAAAATAAGTTCGAGCGGTGCCGTTCAGCTTTTGACAGAAACCGGCACGGTTAGGGCGAATTTTGCAACGCCCTTAAATGTGCTCAACCCAAACCCGGAAACAAACACGTTTTATTTAAGCCCAGGATTAACGC